TTAGAATTCGCCGTCCCGCAGCCGGTCAACAAGCTCAGCGCGATTGCGAGGGGCAGTAAGCGTTGCGCGAAGTTGTGCATCCTTTACCTCTACGATTTTCTTGAGTTGGTCATAACGTTCGGCGTTTTTGCCGGATTGGCGCGCTCCGAATAGAACGGCAAGGACGGATAAGGCCACCGCACCCCAGCCTATGAGGCGCAGGGCATTGCCCGTGATCCAGTTTCCAAGGATAGCCAGCATCAGCGCAGTCCTTTCCGATGGTCGTCAATACGCGCCCAGAGCATGACGCTTATGCCGATGAGCGTGATGCCGAGGAGTAGCCATTTGGCGATGTCGAGGTAAGGAACAAGCGTTTGCAAAGTTTCTCGCGCCGGATCGAGGCCGTCACGGATACTCTCCACCGCACCAAGGCCGACCGTTGCCGCTGTAGCGACCTGACCACCTTTTACGGTGCGAGATTTTTGAAGGCTTTTGGGCGGAGGAAACACACCCGCAAAAGTCAGAGCTTCTTTGATCTGCGCAGGCAAATAAGGCTGTTGGCCGTTTTCATGCCTGATAATGGCGAGTACCAAGGCTTTTAGGTCGTTGTAGGCATGCATGTCGAGGGTCTGATCCGGCGTGAAACCGGTAGCCTCGGAGACGGACTTTATATATGCGTCCGTGTTGTTTTCCGAAGGCGGTGCCCAACGACTGATAATTTGGCGTATGGTGCGCAGATCGTAATTGTCCTGATAGGTAAGCAGCGTTCGCGCCAAAGCCCGAATTCCATAAGTCGGGTTTTTGAATGTGAAAAACTCCGGATCGGTCTGAGGATCCCTCAGCCCCATCCATTTTTGTGTCGTTCGCCGCAGGTTGCCGGGGTTGTTGTTGCGAATGCCGCGTGGCTCTGTTTTTGTCGTCATGGAGCGTCCTTTCTTTCAGGCATAAAAAATGCCGCCCGAAGGCGGCTTGGTGTTGACCTTTGTGTTTATGCGCAGCTGCGATTAGTCGTCGGGTTCCAGCGTTCCGAAGACTTTCATGCTTTTTCCTTCGGCTTCAAAAACTCCGATCCATTGTTCGGCTCCGGCATGCGGGTATCTTTCCATCGTCAGGCTATAACCTTTGATCTTGTTTTTTTTGGCAAGGAAGAAACCATCGAGAAGCTGGTACCAACCCTTGGTAAGAGCCGTGCAGGCCATTTTCTTCATCTGGGCTTCAAAGATATCGAGCAGGATTTCTCTCTCCAGATCGCTGCAGCCTTTGTTCTGCACGTCATCAATGGCTGGTTTCCAAAACATTTTCCTGTGCATGACAACCTCCTTAAAAATCCCTTATTCAATACATGCCCATTACCGCTCTTTCCGCCTTGATTATCAAGGAGATAAGGGATTATCCGATGGCGATTATCGGCAAGTTCTGATTATCATGTGATCGGTTCCGGATGTGTTCACGGGCTTTTTGCCGTCCACCAGCGAAACAGGTTGTCGAGGACAAAACCTGCCAACGCGCCGAGGCTGAGGATCACGGCAAAACCGCCTTTCCACCGATTGGCGAGGCGGTCGAGTTGATCCAGCCGCGCGTCGATACCGTCCATCTTGGTTTTAAGTTCGGCGACGGCGCTGACCAGCGCAGCGACTTGGGCTTCAAGGCGTCCGATGCTGCGGAAATACTCGATTTGGTCATTAGGACTCATGACGTCTTCCTCCTGTTCCCGTCCGTTGGGAACGGGGATGATGTTCGATGTTTGCATGGGGCTTCCTGTCAGGTGACGATGATCACGACTGGTTGTTGCGTAACGGCGGCTGGCATGCCGTTCTTGCGTACAACCTCGATGGTAAGCTGGCTCATGCGCAGTCTGGCGCTATCCGGTTTGCGCAATACCTCTGTGCTTAGCTGCGTAACCCGCATGATCGGATTTGCCGGACGGCGAACGGCCTCCACGGCAATTTGCGTGGCGCGCAGCGCGGGATTGTCCACGAGCGTAAAGGTGTCCGAGAAATCCAGATAGCCAATGCCGCTGGTAGCAGCGCCTCCGGCCACCATGTCGTTGCCGTTGCCGCCGTAATAAATCCTGCCGTTTCGTGAGCCTGTAATCGTGTTGCGCGCGCGGAAACCGATCTCGACAATGATGCGATCTCCCGCTATGGCGGCTACAGACGAAAGGGCCTGTGCCGCCGAAAGTGCTTTTCCTGCGGGTGTTGAGACCGGCCATTCATTTGTTTGCGGGTCGGCGTAATTGGCAAGCAAGGTGCCGCGTAGCGTGTCGCTGTTTCCCTGCGTTATAAAGGCATGCAGGTAGTAGGAGAAATTGGCGTCGTCCAAACTCTCGGCAACCGCGAACATCGCATTCAAAGTTCCGGCGAAAGTATGGTCGGCGGCAAGCGGGGGTGATATGGCTCTTAAAAGCAGGACATCGTAATCAGTCGTTGAGGTGCTTTCCGTCTGCATGACGGACTGGATGCTCGTTGTGCCCGCAACATCCTGCGCCGTGTACATGGCCTTTGTGATGTGGCCAGTCGTATACTCCCAGCCGCCCCGGACGGTGGCGGGGACATACCCCGCGCTTGTACTGGAGACATAAAGCCGGGTCATTACGCTTGCACCTTGTAGCCGAACTCAGCCCCGTTGATCGTGGCTTCCGTCCATGCAGCGGCGGCGCTGGGGTTCTGATCCCACGTCTGTCGGTAAATCCTGTAGTCCGTGGACATGAAGATGTTCGAGCCTTCGTAGTTCGTGCCATCGACGCGCGTCATGGGGCGGAGGGTTCGCGTTCCTGCATCATCCTTGCGCACGGCCATGTTGGCCTGTACGCCGAAGATATTGCCGCTTATGGGCGACAGATTGCCGAACTCGAAGGTATCCCGCTGGCCCACGGTGGAGCTGTAGTTGTACCCTGCGTCGGCATCGGGCGTCGGGTCATCCACGTTGTCCCAGTTGCTGGCGCTGCCCTGCGGGGTGAACTCGGCCAACGCACCTGCGCCGATGGGCTTGATGGTATCGACGCGCACGTCGCCAAGGTAGGTGTTGTTCACGCCTCCCGTGGCATCGCAGATATAAAGATCCTGAATGGCTACCTTGGATGACCGGCCCGTAAACTGGAGACGACAGGCCGAAGCCAGAGACGAGGAGTACTTGGTATCCCCTGTAAAGGTCGCCCAGACCTGCTCATTGACCCGCACTTCGAACACGCCGCCGGAATCCGCAATGGTTGCGCGTAACTCGATGTAATTCCAAGAGTTTGCGGCCAAAGCCTGCGTTGAAACGGCAAGCTGGGTGCCGGAGGCTGATCCCCTGAACAGGCGTATGGTGCCCGACGAGGTCACATCCATCGTTAACTGATTGTTGCCATCGCTGTCCATGAAGCGGGCAATCTCGGTCGTCTCGTTCCCGCCGAGGTTCATGGCGAAGCCGACATACCACGTCTGCTGGTTATCCAGCGTGATCGAGATGTAATCAATCGAAACCCTCAACTGGATCGCCGTCGATCCCGCGCGGCGGCCCGTGATCGTGGTAATGCCAACGGACGAGCCGCTGTCGTTATAGGCCGTGTACTTCAGGCCAAGCTGCGAGGGGATGGCGTAATGTTCAAAGCCATCGAGAAACCGTAGAGCCATAAAACCTCCTATAAACGAACGCCAGCCAGCGCAAAGCCGACATCGGAAAGAACGCTGTCGGCGGGGCTGGGGGCAAGCACGGTCAAGACGTCACCCGCCGCAAAGTCGGTATCCGTCGCCGCCGTAAAGGTTGCGGTGGCTGCGCCAAGGGCAAAGTCCATCGTCCCAAACTGAACGCCATTCTTGCGTATGGAAAAAGAAACGGCAGCAGATGGCGCAGTCCCAAGCACACCCTTGCTGTTCGGCAAGCCCGTTTGAAACCTCACTGCCCGTGGCAGAGGATAGCGCAACAACACCGCCGCATTCGCAGGCTGGCCGGGATAACTGCCGCCCACGTCATAGGGTGCGCTTAATCCGGCTTCAGCGACGACCTTCAAAGTCGTGCCGTCGCAATAGAGGAGCTTGCGCTCGCCATTGTTGAATGTGATTGCGGTGCCGGAGGGCGTTTTGACGCCTATGGCGAACCCGCCGGTCGTGGCGTTCTCAACAATGAACGGCTTGTTGTGAACCGGAACCGTGACCGTCCGCACGGCAGTCAACGTGCCTGTAAACCGAAGAAACACGTTTTTCAGCAACTGATCATCGGTCAGGGAAAGATCGGCATCCGCAAGCGCAATATTTGAAAGCTGGCACAAAGCTTTGTCCAGCGCATCAAACGCTGCGTTGGCCGTGACTTCCTTCTGCGCCTGACTGGCGGCGATGTGGTCGATCAAGAGATTGGGAGATTGCGTCATACGATAGCCTTTCCGGCTTTGCCGCGTCCGGCGATGGGATGAAGTTGATAAACGGCAACGGAAACTGAACCTTGTACCGATCCGAAATCAGCGGTTTGCTGTGCGGCTGTATAATCAACGGTTGGCGAAACAGCAGTCAGTGTTCGAACAACTTGCGTCCCGTTCAGAATGTCGACTTGATAAGCCTCGCTGTCTTCGAACAAGGGAACGTCGACATTATCCAGCCATTCCCCGTACCAACGCGGGCGGCGTACCCAAGTGATCGTGAGATCGCCCGAAACGTTGCGAGTGCCCTTGATCCGTACCGGAGAAAAGCAGCGCAAACTTCCAGCATTGAACGCATAGGGCGTGTCGGGCGCATCGTCCCAGTTGCCGCCAGCAACCACGGCTTTGTAGTACGATGTCTTGCAGATCTCGGTGGATGGTAGCGGCGTTCGGTATAGGCCTTCGCTTGCGAGAACGACGAAACGCTCGCCAATCTTGTGCGTCCCGGTCGCACTTTCCGTCCCGCGCCGTCCACGCAAGAGGCCGGAGAGTTCATAATAACCTGCCGCAAGCAACGTTGCGTTACGCCATTGGATGATCTCATCGCCCAGAAGCGCGGCGTTACCCCAGTTCAGCACTTCCAGCGCCGTCTTGCTGTCCAAGGATCCATGCGACAAAGCGATTTGAACTTTGTTGTCTTCGTCCCATGTCCACGGGCGCGGTGTATCGCCGAGTGTGTTCGCGGCCCATCCAAAGGCCGGGCCATTCGTGCCGATGCCGATAATGCTCCACGCCAGTTCATCCGGCGACCTGTATAAAGAAGCGCTGCTGGCATCACGCAAACCAAAGGCGTAATAGAGGCCGAGAGTATCGTCCTCGACCCTGAGCATCGGCAAGTCCATCAGAAACAAGGCCGCAGGAACGGCAATGCCAATAGGTATGGAAGGAATTGCAACGCCTGTCCCTGTTGCATTCGACGTATAAGAAATCTCGTCCTCGGCGACAGCTTTACACGCGACGATGTTGTTGCCGCCAAAGTCTACCTGATTGAGGCGAAGTTTCAGCGTGGCGTCCTGCAGGGCAACAGCGATCACGTCAGCCGGATCAAGCCGTAGCCACTTAGGTGGCAGGTCGAAGGTGTAGGAGTTCCTCTCAATCCATGCATTCCGAAGAGTCTTGTCGGCAATCTGCGCGGCCTCGGTTGCCGTCAGGTTCATGGCCAGCTGAATGCTTTCCTTGTTCAGCGTCGGCGCAATGCCGGTGATCCGCGCGGCATGCTGGGTATTGTTCTGGAAATCTCTTTCAGGATCGGAGTGTGTCAGATCGATGCGTTGGGGGAGTTCAACATCCTGTTTGCGGGTTTCCGTCACACGGATTGGCTCGTCACGGTTCGAGCCTTCCACCGCGCCGAGATCGTCATACGAAACACTTGCTATGGATGCTCCACCGCGCGGGACAAAGCGCAGTACGCCATCCGTTTCCACCGCATCGACAAAGAACGAGCCAAGCAACGGCTCCAGCGCTTCACGCGCCGCCATACGGTTGGTCACGACATAGCCGCGCAAGGACTGGCTGACCTCGTTCGTCAAAATGTCGGTCTGTTTGAGACCAGCTTTCAGGCAGATGTCTTCCAACACGTCCGAAAGCGCTGCCTGATCTGAACCATAACGCTCCAGCGGGTACTTGATCTCCCCCGCATCGGTCATAATCACGACCGAGTGGGTGAACTTCTCATAGCAGCCGCTGAAATGCGTCGCGGTTGTTGGCAGGTAAGGCAAAAGGTCGATGGTCTTTTCAATGCGCATGCTGACCAGATCAACCAGTGTGGCGCTTGCATCCCCCGCAGACCACAACCGCCCATTTTGCGGAAGCGCATAGTCAGACTGGAGGCTAAACCCAGCACCCAACGCTACGTTGTCGACGTGACCGACATATCCGCTATCGGGGCTCCATTTGACGATCCGATGCAAGAGGTTGATCTTAAAGAACAAATGCCCCGTATAGTCGTCCCAGAACAAGGCATCGGGCATGCGCCCGCCCGTCCAGGCGGTAATGTCCCATTCGCCATTCGTGCTGCGGATCTTGTCATGCGCAACTTGCCAGTAAGTGCCGCCTGAATCCTGGCACATGGGAGCGCCGGGACTTGAATAACCGGGAAAGGTTTCCGAAAGATCGGCGACTTCCGCAAAATCAAGGTCGTAGACGCGCCGTGAGTAGAAAGCGAAGATTTTATCCCCGCGCACGAACCCGCCGGGACTGACAGGAACACGTTCTGTAGTTTTGGCGACAACGGAGAGTGTTTCGGAATGCCGTTTAACAAGGTGCATCCCGACACCATAGGTATCCGTCCCGTGGTAATAATAGCCTTGGCTATCGAGGCCGCCCAGATCCCCATAAACGGTGTTTGCGCCCAACGGCGCATTGAGCAACAAGCGATTGCCGATCAAATCGTATTTGAAGACCGTGGTCGGGGTGACACCCACCAATGTACCACGCGCAGGATCGATAAACCCGCCGTCACGGGGCATGCTGTTGACTTCCGGGAGAACAACGGCATCGCAATCCATACCGCCGAACGCCACAACTTCAGCGCTGACGTTCGGGATACGATTGGCAAAGTCGGCCAGTTGAAGATCCGTGAACACAAGGTAGCAAAGCCCACGATAAGCAGGGACATCTCCAACGCCTTCATGCATCTCTATGGTGCTATCGGGTTGTTGGTCTTCTGCGCCTGTATGAATGCGCACAACGCCGGGATATTTCTGAGTCGATTGGGTATTTGACGCCGTAGCGTCGTAGATCAACTTCGTATCCGCCCAGATGCGCCGCACCGTCGATACCGGCCCGGCGCACAATCCCACGGCAAATGAAACAGAGTACGTGTAACTGACCGTGGTACTCCCACCACCACCTCCGCCGCCTTTGCCGCCGCCGCCATGATGCTCTTCATGGCGCGTTTCTTTAAGATCGGTCGACCAGATGACATTGCCCGAAACGCGCATCGTGCCATATACAAGCGGCACTGCGACTCCGTATGTCGAAGTCTGAACCGAAAGATCATCCAGCCTTGGCCCTTCGACTGTCTGTTTTTTACCCCCGCCGCCGAATAGCAGGTTGCCGAGCATCACCCCGCCCATCCAACCAATGGACGCGCCTATGCCCATTGCGGAGGTCAGACCAGCGCCAGCGAGACCGAGTGCGAGAATGGCCATTAGTCACGCCCAACGAAGTGCGGATACCGATAAGCAGCCGTGACGCGCCGTTGCCAGCGTTCATCAAGGCTGTGCTCGACCACCTTGCCGACGCCGGAATAGCTGTGGATGATCCCTTTATCGGTGATGAGTGCCACATGCTGCGGCTCACGGCCCCATGCCATGAACAGAATGTCCGCCAAGGTCGCTTCAGGTACAGGGATGGAGACGAGCCATTTGCCCAAAGCTTCGCGCATACGCTTGCTGTCGGGCATCATGGAGTAATTGGCATAGGTCAAAGCTTCGGGCGTGGTGGGATCGTAATCAACTAACCCCAATGAAACTCCGACGCCTTTAGCGAGCCCGATGCAATCGCAGGCCACACCTTTGAGGCAACCTTGGTGCTTGAAGGGCGTGCCGAGCCACGTCCGTGCCTCAGCCACCGCGTCCATACGTGTAATGGTCATTTATGATCCGGGTAAGTCAGAACTTTATCGCTACCGGGCACATGCGGCTCACCGCGAAAGTTCAGGACATTGTTAAAACGTGATTTGCAGGTTGCGAACGTTTTATCGCATCCGGGATAAACCGAGTATGTGTCGCCCAGGGCTATTTCAGAAGGCATGGGCAAAAAGAGAGAAAACATGCCAGCCGCAAACGTGCCGACTTCCATCTTGCGCCCAGCGTTTTCACCGCTCGTCCAAGTGACAAGTCCGCCGTTCCAATAGCCATCGGCTTCGGTGCGAGAACTGTCGGTAAAGCCATATCGATCCGTTACTGCCGTTACGCTGCCTGCCACATTCAACGCGGCAATATCAACGTTGCAACGCGCGTCGCCGAGATCAGCGCGGCAGTCCGGCGTATAGAGTTCAACGATTTGCTGCGACAGAGCCTGCGTTAGGCCGCGCAGTTCCGCTTTAAACACCGTGTCCTTCAGATCAATTTGCCCGATGGTGCCGCGTTTGAGAATGATCCTGCCTTGGGAAAGTGCCGCCCAGTTTATGAGAAATATCTCGACTTCGGCACCATCCCACACGCCCGCGCGCAGATCGGCGGCGTTCAACGTTTCGCTATCCAGCGCGCTTTCAATATCGAGATTGTCGACCGATAAATCCGCAATCGCATGAACCGCAGAGCGCGTGTAACCCGTCCGCGCTTCATAGACTTGCCCATCCACCGTCAGATCAAAATCATGATCCGTAAAGCCGAACACCTCACCATCGCGTCGCGTAACCTTCCAGCAGGTCGCAAGCGTGGTCGTCTCGCCCGCAAGATGCGCGGCGAGTTGGGAAGTGGCGGATTTCATATCAGATGCGGATTTCTATAATGGGAATGTCAGACCATTGGTGCAGGTCGATTTGCTCAATGGTCACGGCCATGCTATCGGTATCAAAGCGAACGGGAACATCAAATTCAAAATCGGCGGTCACAGCTACGCCCTGTGCGGGAGCAGTCACAAACGTCAATACACCAGTTGCCGTGTTGATTGACCAGCCAGATGTTTGCTGCACCCCAGCGAGATACGGCTTGACCGTTCCTTGCACAGGTTTTGTGATGGTGCGGATTTCTCCAGCGGCACCGGACGCATAGGTTTTGAAAAGCTGAAAAGTTTTGGTTGTTCCATCGCCTGTGCCCAATGACTGTGCAAAAGCCTTGTAATCCGTCCAATCCTTGAACCGAAAACCATAAGCGCGGCCTTTTCGCGCGCGAAAAAAGGCAGTCAACGCATTAAGCTGGTTCTGGTTCTTTAGTCCTGAAGCCACGTTCCACCGCCCACGCGCCGCAGCCCAGTTCACATTGCGCTGTTCAAAGCCGGATGCCGTTGCAACAACGGTCGTCAGATACTCCGGCCCGCCCGTTGCCCCGTAGGCAATATCGTCCGGGAAGCGTATTTCGTGGAAGGACATGTTTTCTGTTTCCGTGCTGTGGTATCAAGGTTGCAGGAGCAAGAACATGGAAGAACCAACAATCATCATTGATTACCTTGCCGACCACACTGGCTTGATTGAAACGTGCGCAAGCTGGGCATTTGGCCAGTGGGGATGCCAATCCGGTGGCTCGCTAGAGAGAGCGACCGCTTTGTTTTCTGAAGGGACAAAGAAAGGGAGCGTTCCCCTGACGCTCGTCGCTTTGGTTTCAGAAAAGCCTGCGGGCATGATCAGTCTTTGGCAGTCTGATTTTGATGGCCGACCTGATTTATCGCCATGGCTTGCGTCTCTTTTTGTGCATCCTTCCCACCGAAAGAAGGGAATAGCTTCACGTCTGATCAAAAAGCTTGAGGCTGAAGCGTGCCGATTGAGTTTTCAACAGCTATACCTCGTCACCGAAGAATCCCGCACCCTCTATCAAACACATGGGTGGAGTGAAATAGATCATGTAGTGACAGCGCATGGTGAAGCTTCTCTCATGTCAAAACGACTATAGATTTCTCCGCGCACGTTGTATTCCTCGTGCAGCTTCCGCCGCGACTTGTGCTTGGCTGGCTCGGAAGGAATTTGCATCCTGAGTCGATATGTTCATAACGACTGTTACAGGTGCGGGCGCACGACTGTTCTTCGGAAGAACAACTTCGCCACGCTGTAGGATGGCGGGGATTTCACCGGGTAGAAGACCAGCGATGCCGCCAGAGTGGTAGCGTGGGGCACCTGCGAAGACATAAGCGGGCATTTGTCGCGCTGGTGCAGAATCGCCAGCTTTGCCACCCTCGTGGAAAATGGCTCCAAAGATATCGTCGAGGAAACCGCCGCCACCACCGCCGCTGTCGCCCAGTGCGCCGCCGATCCAGTCGAAAATCCCTGAGACAGATTTCTTGACCATCATGCGAGTGATATCCTCGACGACGCTGTTGGCAAGTTCGTTAAGCTTGTTCAGGCTGAATTCGCCGGTGGTGACCATGCCGACAATGGCGTCTTCGGTCGCCTTCATAGCCTCCGTGAAGGCTTTCTCGACGGCGGATGCCGCGTCTTCGGATTCTTCCCGGTATTTATGGATGGCACGGATGGCTCCTGATAAAGGATCCTTGCTGTTTTCAAGCAGCGTATCGGTCGCTTTGGCTTTGCCTCGGTTGTAGACTTCCTGTGTGATGGCACCGGCGGCCAGCATTTCGTTCAGGCGAGAGACCTGTTCCGCATAGGCTTCCGTTGCGCTGGCCGTGCTGTCGGTGAGCTGTTTGCCTTCCTGTTTCAGCTTGTCGAGCTTGGAAATTGCTTCGCCTTGATCGTAGAGCGCTTCGGCAAGTTGTTTTGTGCGGTCGATTTGTTCCTGTGTTGCGGTTTCGGGCAAGCGGCCCAACGCGTCCTGAACAAAGGCTCGGCGTTTGTCGCCCAGCTTGTCCATCTGCTTGCTGAGATCCGTGATGATCTTTTCGGCTTCGGCAAAGGCTTTCTGATCGAACAGTTGTCCAGCGAGATCGCGCGTTTTGGCTTTATCGCCTTCACCGGCTTTTTCCGACAAACGGCTGACGGCTTGATCGATAAAGGCTTGTCGCGCATCCTTTAGACCCAGAAGTTGCCGTTCAAGGTCGGTGATCACTTTGGCGTTGGACAACGCTTCGCGCGCAGCCGCTTCATTCTGAGGCTTGTTCACATCCGCGATTTGCTTGCGGGCGCGTTCTTCGGCTTTTTTGATGCCGTCCTCGATTGCCCCAGCATTGCTGCCGTCCTTGGCGCGCAGCTTTTCGTAAATCTGGACTGTTTTTTCGAGTTCCTTATTGATCGCAGCAATTTTATCGGAAGGGGTACTGACCAGTTTGGCAAGATCGTCGTCGATCTTTTTGGTCTGCTTGGAAACAAGCTCGTCTATCCTTTGCTTTTCTGCCGCTTGACGACCTGCCTCGGCTTGAGCCTTCTCTTTGGCTTCGGTATCAGCTTGCTTTTGTCTTGCGGCAGTGAGCTTGTCGACTTCGTCACGCAACTCGGCGATTTTGCCCTTCTGCTTTTCAAGCAAAGCGGGCATGTCGATCATGACCGTTGGCTTGAAATTGTTCAGGCGCTCCAGAACCTGCTGCTGCTCCAGAAGTTCTGCTTTCGCTTTGGCCAGTTGCACATCAAGCGGCGCGTCCTTGAACAGGCCGGTCAGCGACCGGAACATGCCCGCCAAAGACTCCAGCGAGAATTGGGCGGTGCCTGCAACGGCAGACGTCTCGCCGATGGCTTCCAGCATGTTCTTCCACGCCACCGACAACTGGTGCGCAGCGCCCGTAAGTCCCGTTGCCTCGGCGGCTCCTGTCCCGCCGACCGAACCGGCGAGCTTGTCCATGATGATCTTCTGCGCTTCAGCGGCCTGACCGGTCTCGACCATGCTCTGAAGCGCGTTCTTTTCTTCGTCAGAAAATTTGCCCGTGGCTTTTTCAAGTGCGCCCAACCCCTCGACAGGATTCTCAAGGGCTTTGCCGAGCATCAATGCCGCGCCGGACAGATCCTTGCCGAACACGGAAGTCATATCTTGCGCCAGGCTCAGGGCGCGGGTGAAACTTTCTCCCGCCACGGAATGGAACGTCGCCAGCACAGCAGCTGCGTCCATCACACCTTCCGCCGTGGTCAGAGTGGTCGCTTCCATCTCGTCAGCGAAGGCGCTGATCTCGCGCGCGGTAAGACCGGACGCATTACCGGTCGCCTTAAGAACAGCCTGTAACCTGTTGTAAGACCTCTCAGCTTCGGCAGCTTCCTGAAGGCTGGATTTAAGGCCCATTGTGACGACAGCAAGGGCCGCTCCCGCCGCCAGACCCGCGGGGCCAATGGCTGCCAAGGCCGAACCGACAGGCCCCATCTGGCTCGACAGCCCCGCTGCCGCCCCTTTGACGTCATTGGCCGCGGCGTTCAGGGCCAGCAGGGATTTTGAGGCGGGCTGACCGGCAAGCTCGATTTTCTTGAGCGACTTTTCGCCAGCTTCGCCGATCTCCTTCAGCTCAGCTTTGACCTTGCCGCCTTCGAGCACGGACAGGCGTATGGCAAGATTGCGTTCAGCCATTGGTTATTCCAGACGATGTTAAAAGGTGACTTACGAGAGCTGTAGCTCTTGAGAAAGCTGGGCCAGAGCATTTATCGCCCGATAGCTTTTTCCGTTCGGTGCGTTCTTTTCATTGAACCAGATAGCGCCGATCTTTGCCGCCAAAGCCGGTTCGACATCTTTCTCAATTGAATCTCCGATCATAACGACATTCGCGGGCGACGCTTTCAGGTTTTCCAGTGCGCGACGGCACATGCCGTTCTTTTTCGACAGCCTCAAACGCCCGGAGGTGAAGACCTCGTCAAAGAAGTGCCGAATGCCCAGTTTATCGATAACGCGCTGCTGTGAATCCTCCGGCCCGTCCGTCAGAATCGCGAGCCGATAACTGTTGCTACGCAAAGCTTGAAGCAGATCAAGCGCCCCTTGTTTAAGGGCAAGGCCATTCATGTACATGGACTCGTAGTCGGGCAACACCGCTTCGATGAGCTTGTTTGCTCTCTCCGGTGTTACGGCCATTCCCAGAGCGGCCCGGAACCTTTCGGTTCTATACTCGTGCGAAGTACGGCCATCGGCAAAACACAGGATAAAATGCTTGGCAAGCATGGCGCGGAAGTTTTCGGTGACCGTTTCCAGCGTTTGCCCGCTGTCTTGCGCCAGTTTCCGTAAAGCGTGCGTGTTGGCATGGGCGGCAACAGTCGAAAAGTCATGGAGCGTATCGTCCAGATCAAACCATACCCATTTATCCGTACTTGCCATTTTGCTTGCCTTCAATTTTCTTGCGCAGAGGTTTTTAGCTTATCGTTAAGAGCAGCCACCATGCCGACTTCGCATCCGGAAAGAAGCTCGGAAACGCCTGCAAGGTCATATCCCAACGTCTCGGCTATTTTCAAGGCTGCAGACACATCGATCCCTATCACCACAAACTGGGCCATACGGAGCTGGCCAAAGGATCGCAAGGCGATGTCCCATGTTTCCCAACCTTCCATCGTTTGCGGCTCGTTGGCGCAGTAGGGGCAAAGCTCGCCGTTTTCGTTAGGCTTGCCCTTGCTGCAGGGAAGGCCCGCATCGGTGCACGCGCCGCAGTACTCCGGCCCGCCGCCGAAGTGCCATTTACAGCGGGCCTCTAGGCGTTTTTTTCCTGCTCCAGCAGGAGACTTGGGCCAAGGTAGAGGCGTTCGAAGGCGTCCGCCATCGGCCACAGATCCATAAGCGCCGATACGGCTTCCGGCGTGGCTTCGGCAGGTTTGCCTTCTGCATCGCCGACGCCCTCCCAGCCGATTACGGCAAGCTCGGCCAACTTTTTGATCAGCGTTGCGCTACGGGTGCCGACATCGGCATCATCAGACATTGCTTTCATAGTCGTTACGCGCGCGGCCATGACAATAGGGGTCGATGCCGGACGGACATTCAGCCGCACGCCATAGCCAAGATCGAGCCAATATGGCTCGCGTTTCAATTCAAGCCGGATCATTTATGCGTACTCCTCTATGTCATTCGTGAGTTCGACCGTCAGCATCTGTCCTACAGCCGGTTTTGCGGCCTGCCAGTTGAAGCTGGCTTGCACGCCGCCGGGCCCTGAGATGGCCAGTTTGGGCTTGGGGAGATAAACTTCGTGAGCCGTGAAGATCAGCGAGCGGTTGGCGTCGATGACGTAGCCGAACTCCAGCTCCACAGGCGTGTTGTTGGTTGCGGCATCAATGAGCGCTGTATCCGCGAACCGAACTTCGATTGTGCCCGTCAGTGCCGCGATGGTCGGATCGGCTCCATCGATCTTGCCATCGGAGCGGATCGTCTCAATCCGCTCCAGATTGTTGCTGTAAGTCAGCTGCGCGCCGGTGATGTTGCCAAGCTGCGTGCCATCCTTTTTGACGGATCCCTGAAATTGATTGAAGCGCGTAAGAGCGGCGACTGTGGGCGTGCCACCGCCACTGACTGCCGCGCGCGTCTCCCCTTGTGCAATTCCGTTAAGAGTAGCGTTCGCCGCGCCGGATCGTGCAAACGTCAGCTGCATGGAGTTTAATCGCACGCCCATGTTCGTGAAATACGCAGGAATATCCGGCATGCCTACTTCAAGCGAGATGCTCGGTAATGAGGACGCGCCGGATTCATAGGCGTGCACGTAAGGCCCAGCGCCAGTCGTGGTCGGCACCCCTAACAGTGCCTTCAGCCAGTGCCCGAAGTTGCGCAGGTCGACCGGCACAACGACATCGCCCTCGACTTTGATCACGTCGCGAATAGGTTGCGACGGATCGCGCCCTTGGCCCAAGAGGTCTGAAGCAATCAATCCCTGTTCCGAGCCAAGGTTCGACGACACGAACGGGAACTTGATATAATCCCCGCTCGGTGGCGTACCGTAAACGGTCTCGAATTTTCCCAATAGATGCGCGTTCGCGCCATAGGCACGGGCCATGTTAAACTCCTGATGTTGTGGTGAGTGGGCTAACCGAGCTGCGAGCCGGTCGTGTAAATCAGTTCAATCGGCACGATGGCCGCTTTGACGTTCGCTGCGCCTTCGACGACGACCGAGCTTGTGTCCGGCGCAAGCGGCGTGACACGGTCGCAGAGACCGCCGAGTGTTGGGGCGGATTCAAGGCATGTGGCGATAGCTTGGAAAATCGTATCCAGAAGTTGATCGCGCTGCGCTGTTTCTCCGGCCTGAACGATCACTTCCAGAGAGGCGTGATGTTCCCAATAATAGGAGATCGGCGATAACATCACTTCCGGCTCACCGGCATCTCCGTCGCGCAAGATGATCAGCCCATCAGCCGGAACCTTTTCCGGCAAGACCTCATTGCGCAGCACCTTTGGGCCAGCAAGTGTTTGAAGCCGCGCAAACAAGGCTTGAAGAACGGTTTCGCGGGTCGTCATTTCTTATCACCTTCTTGCCAGCTTTGAATGACAAGCTGCGGCACGCGGTCGATCCATTTCTTGGAGACACTGTCGATATCGAAACGCTTTCTGATGGTGACCTGTGGCACGAGAAGGAAAATCGGAACCGTCACCAGCCCCCGGCCAGTGCGAATAGCTGTGGCGCTGGCTTTGGTGAACCCGCCGCGCTTGCCTTTGCGCGCCCGCATGTCATCCGCCACCAGCAACGAAGGCCCGTTAGGGCGATAGACAAACCGTAGATGCTGGCCATGCACTTGCTCCCAAGTGCCCGGCGTCACCTTTTTGTACATGGCGTATTTGCCAGCCGCAGGTGTGGGGATCGCCAGATACAAACCTTTGCTGGAGCGGAGGACAGCGCCTTTGGCATAAACGCTGACGATGTTGGGCGCGTTGCTCCAGACGTACCCGGCAGCGTTGATGCTGTTGTGACCTTCCGGAAAGACCTTTCCGCGCCATGTGTTGGCAAGACGCTGTCCAAGTCCGGCACCCGTGATTTGCGCGCGCAGTTCCAGCTTCAAGCCGTCCGTCGCTTGCCGAACACCATTGGTGACGGATCGCTCCGCCGCCTTGGCTTCTTCGGACATGATCTTTTTGAGATCGCCGACAAGAGCAGCCATCAGCCTCATGTGGGCCTCAACTCGATTGTCCAGATCATGCGCAAGGTATCTGCCACCGGCTCGCCCTGAACGACGCAGGTTGAACCGTTGATCAGAAACTGATCGCCTTCGACAGGATTTATGACTTCAGAGATACGCGCCTGAATGACCATTGTTGAACTGACAATTCTGGCTTCGTCAAAGGTCGAGATCTGATCGGGGCGGCGCAGGATCACGCGCACGCTGACGCCAACGCCGCCAGCCGCTGGCGTGTAGACCGCGTCGGCGGCGATGTTGGGATCCGTAAACAGATCGTCCATCGCCGCCGCAAACACGTCATCCATCTTAGTTGCTGCTGAACAGGCGAATGGCCAGACGCGGGCGCTTGTTGACGGGCAGGATCGAGGATTCCGTGCGAACCTCAATCGCGCCGCCATCCGGACGCGCCAGCTGCCGTGCATAAAGCGGCAGGCCGATGGTATTGACAGTCTCGATCAGGTTGGCGGGTGCGCCGTAGGTGACAAAGGTGTCAAGCGTGCCCAACGGGAACGCAATACCTTCGCCTGCGGTCATCAAGGTTTCCGTTTCGCCGGTGGAGAGCGTCACGGTTCCGTTGTATTCCTCGAACACGATGCCCGCGAACGGGAAGCGGCGACGCGCATCATCCCGCAGAGGCTGAACGCCTGCGGTATAATACTTGTAGGCTTCCTCGACCTTGGCGTGCCCGATGAGCTTGTCGAAGAACTCGGGGGAGACGAGCGCAAGAACCGAGGTCATGCTTTCGCCCTTGAGTTCGCCTTCGATCTTGCGGAGAACCTCGCGCACTTTGGCCTGAACGTTGGTGCCCGCTGTGCCGAGAACGAAGTCCACGGACAGTTGGGTCAGGCCGAACACATCGAAGTAGTCGTAGAGGGTCGCGCCCGAACCGTCACGGACTTCGCCGCGTAGAGCGTTGACTTCCATAAACTCGCGGGTCTGGGCGTGTTTGGCGCGCATGCGGGTCAGCTTGCGCTCCATGATCACGGCCAAAGGATCGCTGGTATCGGGCATCCCGTTGCCGCGCACGCCCTGGATGTCCTGCGGCGTGATGTTATCGTCGTGCGGGATCCACGGCACGCTGAACGAGCGCATAGAACGCACATCTCGGTTGGCCACGGTAGAAGGGCCGCCAAGCGGCATGGTCGGCAGAAGGTTCAAGACGCCTTCGTTTTGCTCGATCAGCACCGCGCGTTGCGTGACGCCTTCGAACCGAAACAGGCCCATCTGGCCAAGGCGGGTGTAGATGTTGGGCAGGATGTTGATAGCCTGCGTCATTTCCGCAAGCGTATAGCCGCCTGCGTCAAAGGGATTGATCATGACAGTCATGGGTTTCTCCAGAGGTTAGGGACAAAAAAACCGCCAGACGGCGGTTCGGGTAGGACTATGTGTACCGATGCTTAGGCTGTGTCGCGGACGACAAGGCCGAGGGCGGCAAGCTGGGCGATTTTGGCCGCTTTCTCTGCCGCGAGATCGACGCTGCTGTCGTAAGCAAGCCGGTCTTTTGACAAGAGAATGGGGCCGCGTACGGCAACGATGGCAACCACATCTGCCGTTGTTGCATCCGCGATCTCCAGCAATACGGCACAAGCGTTTTCTGCGCCTTCATCGCCGACGACCTCGGTAATGGGCGAAGCGCGATACTTGCCGGTCGCCGTGATTTTGCCGAGCACCGTGCCGAGGGCATACGATGCGCCGGACTTGAGCGTCACGATCTCGCGATTGTAGCGCGGTTCAAGCTCGTATTTGACGAGATCGCCGAGCGTGGGGTTTTGAGTGAGGACTGTCATGGGAAGGTTCTCCTTGTGAAGTTAGGGTTTTGCTGCGGATTTACGCTTTGGCCTTTTCAGCAGCCGTGCGAGCGCGGCGGATGATCGGGCTTTCAACAGCCGTGGTCTGTGTCGTCGTGGCCGCGATTACGTTGGTTGCACTCGAACGTGCCGCCAGCTCATCAAGGACAGAGCGGCGCATGGCATCGGGCTTGATGCCCTTGGCCATCGCGTCCGCAACATCGATGGTGACGCCAAGTCGCGCAGCTTGCGCGGCGACCTGCGCCATCTCGGCATAGTCCTCGCGCAATTTTTGCGTGACACGCGCTTCGATGGCAGATGTATCCGCCACATTTTGAGCTGGCGCAGTCGCTGCAGGTGTTAGTTCCGCAGCTTCTGTCGCTTGGGCAGCTGCCGCCTGCACAACGTTTTCGGTTTGCTGGATTTCAGCGGAAGAGTTTTGAGCGTTCATAGAATTGTCCTTTCGGTTGGGGTTAAGGATGGTAAGCGATGGGCGGAGCAGACTTCCAAGGGAGGCCAGTGCCGCATCACGGCTCATGACCGCGTCGGCAAGACCGGCTTTCACGCCAAGCTCGCCGCGATAGGTTCCGGCTTCGGTGCTGCGCACGGCATCAGCGTCGAGGCTGCGGTTATTGGCGACGAGCGAAACGAACTGATCGTAAAGCTGGTCGACATCGCTCTGGATATCGGCGCGGGCGCGATCTGAAAGCGGCTCATGCCCGTTGGCATCAACTTTACGCTCTCCCGCAAAGATAAAGTTCCAGGCCACTCCGGCTTTTTTGTCCGCGCCGCTTTCATCGACATGCACGGCGACAACGCCGATTGAGCCGACTTCGCCGGTCTGTGTCACGATGATGCGGTCAGCGCAACTCGCTATGGCGTAGGCGGCCGACAATGCGCTTTCATGCGCGAGTGCCCAGACAAGTTTGCCATAGGTTTGCTTAAGAGCAGCAATGCGATCACAAAGATCGAATAACCCGCCGACTTCGCCGCCGGGGGAATCCATCTCCAGCATGATGGCGCGAACTGCTGGATCGGTCATAGCCGATTCAAGCCTGTCGCCGATATCAGCATAACTTGTCAGGCCGCTGACGGCAGACAGGTAGCTAGACCGCGTAACCAGTGTCCCGAAAACAGGAAGGATGCATACGCCATCAACATTTACCTGTGTTGCATCCGCTGTCGCATTCTCATCCAGATCTTCTTCGTCTGTTGGCGTAATAGGCAGTCTAGACAGTCGCGGCCCCAATACGGACAACAGCACATCAAGTTTTGGCCGCGCCAACATCAAAGGCGTGCCGAACATGCGCGCGGCAATATGCGGGAGGTTATGGGTTTTGATCATTTTTCTGTTGATCCTGTGGTGGGCTTTCGTCAGGATTCTCATCCTGCTGGATGGGCTGTTGCGCGTTCACCGGCGCAAAGGAGATGCCGAGTTTTGCTTCCCGCTGACGGTCAGCCGCGATTTGCATGTCGACCTGAACCGAGTCTTCCCCACGTTCGGCAATCGATTGCGAACGGCTTTTCAGACCTGCATTGATCAATTCAATCTCGGCGCGGGCGTCCTTAAGCGGATCGACCCAATCCCATTTCGGTGGCCGCCAGTCGCAAGCAAGGTATTCGAACCGCTTGGCCTCGTAGCCGCGCAGGGTTAATGCGCCGGACAGGACAGCCATATCGACCCAGCGTTCCCATACCTTGCGGCACATTTGCCAGACCATGACCGCGTGCTGCCATGCCTCGACTCGCCTGCGGAACTCAAGCAGCGCCATACGCGAGTTCGAGTAATTGGCCTTGAGCATGTCGCCGGAGACATAAGCGTAAGGAACTCCCGTCGCCGCTGAAATCTGAAGAATGGTGCGGTATTCAAAGGGCTCATACGTCTGCCCGACATCGGCGGGCGTGGATGTCTGCATCTGCTCGCCCGGCGCGAGTTCCACAATTTGACCAGGTTGCACATCAAGAACGCGGTCATCGTCTTTTTTTAAGGCACTTTCAGGTGGCGGTGCAGGCGATGTGATGAACATCGCGTACATCGCCGCGACCTTTTTGCGGTCAAGCTCGGCATCGTCGTATTGATCGAGAAGGAACAGCTTCACGATGGCCGGAGCCAATCGCGAGACGCCGCGCAATTGCCCCGCATCGGCAGCGTCATAAAGATGGATCACGTCCACCGCCGGGATGCGCACGGTTTCCATCGTCAAGTCCGGCACCGTCAGATCGCCCGGATGGCGACGATAGAAGTGATAGGCTACGCGCTGGCCTTTTGGATTGAACTCAATCCCGCAGCGGATAGTGTTCCCGTTGCCAAGAATCTCGTTCTTGTTCATCGGCAGCATTTCGGTTGGAAGAAGCTGCAATTGCAGCGGCACTTCCAAACCAGCTGATGCCGGTTGCGGGCGAAACACCAGAAACGTCTCGCCGGTGATAAACATCTCCCGTGCCGCGCGGCGTTGTAGACCGCCGAAATCAGTCAAGCCTTCCGCGTCTGCCACGTCCGTCCAACGTAGCCACAGAGCAGCCATCCGCGCATTGACGCGGGCGTTGGTGATGCGGCTTGATGGGTTGAACCCAGTCCCGACCGCATTTCCAGTCCAGCTTTCCGCCGCGTTTGCGGCATAGCCATTGTTGCGCACGAGATACCTTGCGCGAGCCGTGATATCCGCCCCTGCGCCCATAAGCAGCGTGTTCAGATGCAGGCGTGAGGGAATAAACCGGCGCAAACGCCGGTTGCCCTGTGCCGCTTCAAACCCGCCGACGTTGCCCAGCGTGCCTCGCCAGACGCGGGACATGGATTTGATCAAGCCCATGTCTACAGCCCCTTGCTGGCGGAGGTCAGGATGGTGCGGCGCGACTGACCGCTTTCCGCAACCGCGATGCGCCGCTCAAGATCCGTGAGAGCCGAAGCCATTTCCACGTCGGTGGCATAGACGATGCGCCGCCCATCGATCTCGACGGTGCGCACGCCGCGCCAACGGGCGGCGAGCAATGCCTCGCGCCGTGCTTTCATCTCGTCGAGGGTCATGGGTTATTCCAGATAACTTGAACTGTGAACTTTGCGTTTGACGGCCACTGGTTTGTTCAGCACGCCAGCGATACGTTCGACAGGCTTGTTGGATGGCAAAGTTTCTTCGTCCTTTACGACGCCGACTTGCTGTTCCAATTCTTTCCACTTGCGTTCATGAAACCAGTCGATACCTGCGAGCCATGCCGCCGCTCGCGCGTAGACGCGGCAGTCCAGGGCTTCGTTACGATCCCTGATTTTTTGCCATTCGAGCTTTGAGAAACCGCGCTTGGTTTTGGTTGTGATCAATTGCTCAGCTGTGAGTTGCTTGATCCAGTCATCCGTTGTGCCCTGCGGAAGATGAATGGTGCCGGGGGGAAACAAAGCGCCGTTTTCCCGCTCTTCAGCCGTTGGGCGAGTGAGCCTCAAAAAGCGATATGTTTCAGACTTAAATGTCGCGACAGCGATGGTATATATCTTGGCACCGCGCCGCAGCTTTATTCCGCCTTCGGTCACATCGACAAAGGATGGCCCATTAACGGGGCTGGCACGATTAAAACTGTCCGTGCCTTTAACAGCAATCACTTGGGGGCCGCTGACCTTGCGTGTCCAGCCATAAACAGCTTGCGCGTCATGGCCGGAGTCGATAGCAAGTTTCGCCAAGGCAACCTGAGGGCCGCATTCATGAGGCCATGTTCGGGATAGGAGCTTTGTCAGTTCGTCCCATGTCTCTTCGCTTTCCGGCCCTGATTGAATGACAATATGGTCGACCAACCAGCTTTCCAGCCCACGACCCCATGCCCAGATGTCAGCCTCGATGCGATCTTTCTGGACATCGACACCTGCGGTGAGGAACAAGCCGCCTTTGGGCACGATGCCTATGGAGTAAGTTTCCCTGCGGTCGCCGAGGACTTTCCAGTCCGGCGCTTCACCGCTTTCGACCCAAGTTTCTCCGAGCACGCTGTTCTTGAATCCTTTCAGGGCTTCGTCGTTACCTTGCGCTGCGTCCCAATCGCGCACGATCCTCTCCCAGCTCAACCAGCCGTGAGGGGAATAAAGGCTTGAGATGTGAAAACCAACGGTAAGCGGATCGGCACTAACAGCGGTTGCGCGCCATTCGCCGTTTTCCAGCATGAAGGTTTTGTGCCGCTCCTCGATCTTGGCTTCGCAATGCTCGCAGAAATAAGCGGCGGTCTCAGGTTGACACTTGTCCCACCGCAAGCGTTCGAATTTCAGAACCTGCTTTTCGCCGCAGATCGGACAAGGCACGAAGTATTTACGCTGATCGCTGGCTTCATATTCACGCTCGATGCGCGAAAGCCCTTTGATGGTCGGCGTCGAGCACAGAAAAACCTTGCGCCGCCACGCGAAAGTGCGTGTCCGGACCTCGGCCAACACAACCGGATCACCTTCCTCACCGGCGCTGGCGGGATAGGCATCAATTTCGTCCAGAAATAGATATCGCACAGGCATTGAGCGCAAACCGACTGCGCTGTTCGCGCCCGTCATTACCAGTATGCCGCCTGGAAACTCCTTGCTTAATACCGTGTTGCCGCTGTCCCGTGCTCGCGGCGGCGCAATGCGTTCACGCAACACCGGGCATTCTTCGATCATCGGGTCGATGCGTTGCTGGCTGGAACGACGCGCCATCTCGACCGTCGGGTTGACCATCATGGCCGGGCCCGGCGCGTGATGAATGATGTACCCGATCCAGTTATTGCCGCATTCCGTTCCGCCCAGCTGAGCGCCCTTCATCAGCACGATGCGCTGGTAAGGCGAGCAAGGCGACAGCGCGATCATAGGGTCGCGCAAGTACGGCGTCCGGCTCGTGCGCCAAGGCCCGGCTTCGTTTGCGCCGCGCGGCGAGAGGATGCGGTTCTCGTCGGCCCACGTTGGCACGGTGTGTTCCGGATCGGGCGTAAGCCCATCGGCCCAGCCGCGCAGGATCTCGTCCGCGCCCTCGAACGAGGCGATGCTTTCGTCAATGCCGATCATGGGCGCAGCTCGATTTTGATGTCGGCTAGCTGCTGCAGGTGTTCGCGCACCAGTTTCTGGAGCGCGTTTTGCACCGCATGCGTGTCCGCGCCGATCTCGGCAGCAAGGGCAGCCGCAACGCGCGCGGGCCACATTTGCCACGCATCGCGCTCTTGATGCGCCAGCTTATAGATCAAATTTACAGCTTGCACGCGGTCGACCAGTTCGCCCTTAAGCTTTTGCAGTTTGACCCGCCGCTCCTGCGCTTTCAGGACTTCGTTGGCCGTGCGGGCTTGCAGGTAGGTGGTTCCGCCTCCGGTGATGGGCGCTTGTCCCGTTTCTCGCAGCGTGTCCCCGACTGCGCGGACGGCTGCTTCCGGCACCGCTTTGACCTTCGGCGCTGCCGAGGTCTTTGTGCGCACCTGCGCGGGATCCGTTTCTGCGGCAAGGGATGCCAGCGCTTTATCGGGATTGATGGTGCCATCGCTTTCAAGCCGGATACGTCCGGAGGCAATGGCTTTTTGCACTGCGCCGCGACTTTTGCCCCACAGGGCGGCGAACTCTCGTTGACTGACTCCCATGCCTCATTTCCTGCGCCTCTTCGTCAATCTTGATCATTTGATGATCCGTTCGGCGCGAACAACGCCATTAGATGATCCGTTATTAAGTGGATAATCGACGCGAACAGAGCGTTCATGTTGGGGAAAGGATCAACAATGAGCGCCACGAAAGCTAATCCATATCCCACTTACAAAGGGTTCGGCCTTCGTGTGGCCAATGCCAAACATTCCATCGAACGGTTGGGTCGCGACTGTCTGGCCCGCATCTATACGCGCGGTTTTGATAGTTGCTTCGAACATTACGATGGCAAGGCGGTCATTTGGCGTCTCATGAACGATGCCTTGAACGGGAATGCCGACCTTGAGCGCGGAATTCGGAATTTGGGCCGCAACTGCTGGGACGAATGGCTTGCCATTTATCACGCCTCGCAACCCGAGCCAGATCCAGAGCTATTTCCGGCAAACCCAGACACCTCATTCAAACGAAAGGAAAAAGATCATGTCGAAGAAAGCTAAATCCAAGAAAGCCAGCAAGCCCGTTACCAGCAAACCGGCCAAGAACGCCGCCGAATACGTGGCGCGCGGCAAACATCGCAAGCTGGCTATCGCCGCGAAAACCGAGGCCACAGAAACACCGATGCAAGCAGGGCTTGCCGCCGTTTCGGCAATGAAGCCCGAAGCCGAAAAGTCGCAGCACGAAGGGCGATTGACAAAACTTGTGCGCATTAGCGAGCTGTTAAAACGACCCGAAGGCGCGACGCTTGACGAAATCCTCGACGTAACGGGCTGGCAAAAACACACAGCACGCGCGGCCATCTCCTACGCGCTGGGCAAGAAACGTGGTTACAACATCGTTTCCGAAAAGCCGAAGGGTGGAAAGCGAACCTACAAGATTACCGGTGAAAAGGAGAAGAACGATGGCGAATAACACTGGTTACGCTGTCCATCACCTGAAAAGCGATGACGGACAGGCTCTCTTGCAGCGTTATAAGCTGACCATCGCGGAAATCGACAAAGCCCTCAAACTTTACAACAGCGATGGCAACCTCAGAATTCGGACGGTAATCGGCATAAGCAACGATGGCCTGATCGGCAGCGAGAAAGCGGGTTGGCAACCAAACCTGCCGGACGCCTTCACAACAGGGCTGGTCATGGTGCCGTGGATTCAAATGCTGGAGCTATTAGGGCGGGTTCCGCAAAACTCAACAGAAGCGTTCCTCGATAGCGCCAACACAAAGCAATAAAATGATCAACGTGCGCCGAATGATTATCAAACAATCATTCGGCGCACTTCTTCGCAATCAGATGATCCCTAATTGAGTTGATAATCTTGCGCCGCAGCGCGTGAATGACCATGTGATTGAAAGCAATTTATGGAGACGAACATGGAAAACTTTACACCATTACCGACCGCCAACGCCGAGTGGGGATTTTGGGGCACTTCCGGACATAACGGCTACGATGTCGATATGGCATGGAATGCCGCAAGCCAGATTTTATCCAGCGAGTTTGAACTCGACCCCGAGCAGACACGTGACCTTCTGGACTCGACTTTCGGGCGACACCTCTCGGACGATTTAAGCTTCATAAAAGGCGGGCCATCCACGCCGGGCGCGATCTACACACACATCCGCGAACGCCTCGCCGATTTGAAATGGCGGCGGCAATTTGAGAAAGCCGTCCAGGCCGTAAAGCCCGGACAAAAAATATCGGGTACCGTGCAGCTTCTTTTACAGCGCGACATGGACTTGGCTCATATCACGGCCAAGTTTTTCAAAGGCGACCCCGCACTTTACAATCACCCGCATCCCGAAGATGTCGAGTTTCGTTTTAGCGAGGACGAACCCCTCACGCTTTGCGATGTCAAGGCCGCGCTTACCGCAGCCTATGCCGCTGGATTCAAAATGGGCGAGAGCCGGAGGTAGTGCCATGCAAAATCATGACGAACTCTTAAACGACATCGCCAAGCGCCATCTCCATGTCGATACGCTTGAAACTCGCAAGAGCGATAGTCTTGATTTTCATGATTGCAGCGTGTGGAGCATCAAGAACGCTTTGCAGGAAGCGTTTGAAGCCGGACGAACCGCACGGAAGAAATCGAAACCAGCGCGAAAGACAGAAGAACCACAGCCATTTTTTCTCGGCATCGTCGAAGCGAGCTACAGAGACATGATCGCCACCTTCGGCAAGCCGCAAAAAGGCGACGGGTACAAAACGGACGTGATCTGGACGGTCGAATTGATACCGGGCATTTCCGTGCAGATCTACAATTACAAAAACAGCAAATCCTACGACAAAGCCTACCCGCGCATTCAATCGGTGCGTGAGTGGAGTGTCGATGGCACCCAATCGGACGCCATCGAATGGGTGCGTGGCATGCTTGGTCAGGAAACAAAATAAGGAGGTCACCATGTCTGAAGAACTATTTGTCCGCTTTGCTCGCAAACCTTACCGCTTTGACGAGGTCGAAGCAGCCGCCAGAGACACAGATGACTTGGGCAGCCGCGTTGTCATTGCAGAAACCAAGGCTCTGAGCGCAGAGGAATACGATGCCTTTACCAGCACCATGCTTAAAGACCGCGAGTGGCTTGTCGGCAAAGGTGGGTACCACAACAACAAGCGGCAGGTCATCGAAGTCACTGCACCTGATCGCAAAACGCTTTATGTCGACCCGTCAGGATCAAGCTACGGACGCTATGTTGGCCTTCGTGTGCCAACGCCGAGCTGCCGCTATCCAGAAGTACGAGTTTATTTAACAGGGAAAGACGGCAATGCCTTTGCCATCCTCGGTCATTGCCAGCGCGCTGCGCGTAAAGCCTATTTGCCTGATGAAGAAATCAAAGCCTTCATGACAGAAGCCAAGAATGGCGATTATAATCACCTGCTTCTGACCTGCATGCGGTGGTTCGATTGCGTTTAAGAGGCAGGAATAAGCTCAGCTTTCTTGCCCGTAAACTCTTCCCACCGCTGAACGATCACATCACAATATTTGGGATCCAATTCGATCAACCGCGCCTGACGACCAGTCTTTTCGCATGCGATAAGCGTGCTGCCGGAACCGCCAAAGCAATCCAGAACGATGTCACGGCTCTTGCTGCTGTTCCTTATGGCTCGTTCGACAAGCTCGACCGGCTTCATGGTTGGATGCAGATCGTTTTTCGTTGGCTTATTGACGAACCACACATCGCCTTGATCGCGTGCGCCGCACCAGAAGTGATCATTGCCTTGCTTCCATCCATAGAGGATCGGCTCGTATTGACGCTGATAATCCGACCTGCCCAACGTGAAGGTATTCTTTGCCCAGATCACAAAGGTCGACCATTTGCCGCCAGCCGCAACAAAAGACTTTTGTAAGGTGTGCAATTCGCTCGACGACATGCAGATGTAAATCGCGCCTTTGCAAATCGCGATCATGTTGGCACAGGCGTCGTAGAGGAATTGTTCGAAACCTTCACCGAGATTGTCGTTCATGATTGCACGGTTGTTGCCGCGCATCTTGTCTTTGGCGCTGTTTGAATAATTCACATTGTATGGAGGATCAGTAAAAACCATGTCCGCCAGCGCGCCATCGAGAACTTTCTCGACGTTAAAAATCGTCGTGCTGTCACCGCACAGAAGCCGGTGGTTGCCCATAACGTAGATTTCGCCGGGCTTCGTTTTAGGTTCTACGGGAACTTCAGGGACGGCATCGTCGTCCGTGTTGCCCTCGGTGCCATCGTCGAGGGTTAACAAATCGTCGAGTTCATCTTCCCCAAAGCCAAGTAGCGATAGATCAACGTTCTCTTCTTGCAACCGCGCCATCTCAGCGGCAAGCATGGCTTCATCCCACTTGCTGTTTTCAGCAATGCGATTGTCGGCAATACGATAGGCACGCGCTTGTGCTTCCGATAGATGACCGAGGCAAATGACGGGAACTTCCGTCAAGCCAAGTTTCCGCGCGCCCAGAAGGCGGCCATGCCCCGCGATGAGAACGCCGCGATCATCAACAAGACACGGCGCATTGAACCCAAACTCCGCAATGCTGGCCGCAATCTGCGCGACCTGCGCGTCATCATGGGTTCGCGCGTTTGCCGCATAGGGCAATAAACGGTCGAGAGGCCATTGCTCAACAACCAGCGTCATGCGGCTTCACTTTCTTGAGTTAGATCAATGCCGCGCTCGGCGGCGGTTTCTTCAAAACTCGTTCCTGTGCCTTCAAGCGTAAGGGGTGCGTTCGGGAATATCTCGCGCCACCGACGCACGGCTACGTCCACGTAAGCGGGCGCAAGTTCCATCGCTCGAACGGCGCGGCCTGTTTGTTCGCCAGCAATGATGGTCGTGCCGGATCCACAGAAAGGCTCGTAAACAATCTCGTACTCGGCGCTGTAGGCCTGCATGATGAATGCTGGCAAACGAACAGGAAACACAGCTGGGTGTTCGGTTTCGACGCCGCGGGCTTTGTGGCGCGTGATGCGGATAACGTTGTCGGGTATCTTGTTTTCTTGAACGGGCTTTTCGGCATGCGTCCATTTGCCGATGGTACCGTCTTTCTCGCGCAAGCCCCCTTCGTCCTCGTGCATGATATGGCCTGCCCATTTGCAGGGCACGATCTTGTTGGCCCTGCGTGGCGTCTTGTTGAAATGAAAGATAAACTCGAAGCTGGGCGCGAGGCGTCCATTCCAATCACCCGGTAATCCCGGCCCTTGATCCCAGACGTACCAGCCGAAGCGCCGCCAGTTCCTTTCGCGCATCCACGCGATCCAGTCCTGCCAGTACGGCTGCCATTCGCCGTCCTTGTGGATCTGGCCGAGATTGACAAGCACCTGCCCATCGTCTCGCATAGGCAACGTGGCGAACACGCCTTGCATCAGTTTGTCCCAATCGCTAATCCCGCCGGTCGTGTAATCGCGCTGATTACCATAGGGCGGCGACGTGAACAGCAAGTGCGCTTGCTGCCCATTCATCAAACGCGCGATGGTGGTGGGATCCGTGCTGTCACCGCAGAGCAGACGGTGCTTGCCAAGTAGCCAAACATCACCTTCACGGGAGACAGGATTTTTAGGTGGCTCTTGGGCCTGATCTTCATCGCCGCCTTCGCCTTGGCTGTTATCATCAGGCTCGTCTTCAAGGGGAGCGAGAAGACGGTCGATCTCCTTTTCGTCAAAGCCGGTCAGCGACAGATCGAACCCGAGACCGTTAAGGGCATGCATCTCGCTGGCCAAAAGCTCATCGTTCCATCCTGCCTGAAGCGCCAGTTGGTTGTCAGCGATCACATACGCGCGGCGCTGGGCCGGAGTCAGGTGATCGAGGATGATGACCGGAACTTCTTCAAGGCCGAGGTGGCGTGCGGCTTCCAGTCGCCCGTGACCCGCTATGACCGTGCCGTCGCTTGCCACCAGCAAAGGGTTGGTAAATCCGTACTCCACAATGCTCGCCGCCAGTTGCGCCACCTGTGCTGCGCTGTGCGTGCGCGGGTTGCGCGAATACGGCGCTATCCGGTCGATCGGCCAGCGCTCGACGGTGGCGGGCAGCGTGATGTTAGGCATGGATGCTCGTATGGATGGATTCTGAAATGGATGCCGCACTGGATGCCATGCGGATTCTTTGTGCGGCTTCCGTGGTGCGCGGCTGAATGCCGGTTTTATTGGCCCAACGGTTTGAAACGTTGGCGTTGTGTTGGCCTTGAAGGCGGCTTCCGCCACATAGGTGGCTTCCCGCTTTTCAGGGCTGCGTGTAGAAAAGTGCCGCGCTCTTGCCGCCAGCATACGCTGAGGCGCAGGGAGGACCCGCGCTTATCGGCAACACGCGCGACTGCGCGGCAACACTGTGAACTGTGAGACAGTGTCGAACAGTGTTGAACGAAACGAGCAATCTGTTTTGCTTTTTCCGCTCACAACCTTTTCGGTTATTGCTGAATGTGCGCACATGTTTGAACAGTGTCCGATAGTGTTCAACGAGCGTCGATCATCTGTGGCGCGTTTCTTGCGCCGAACCTTTCCGGTTATTGCTGAATCTCATGACATGTCCGAACAGTGTCACTCGGTATGTTCATGAGATTGAGCAATCTTCAGATCGATTATCAGCGCGCATCCGACCACAGATTGCTGAATGTGCGAATACGTTTCGGCAGTGTCAGATGACATTTCGTGACAGAGAGCAATCTGTGATGCGGATCGCACTGCGCTTTTGTGCAATCATTGCTCGATCATGTGAGACATGATCGACAGTGTCACATGGTGTTCGGCATAAGCCGACAATCATCGATGCTTTTTCTGCATCGAACCGATCCGGTTATTGCTGATTTTGCGGATGATGTGGGGATGATGTTCGATACACTTTCGCGTCACTATCGTGGCTTGCAGCTCGTCCGCCCGTAACGCCCACCTTTCCCAAGCATGACAAGAATTATGCCAGAAAATGCGCAAAGTGCGCACAACTAAAATGCGCACGACTTTTTTCAATCATTTGAATCGCTTAAACGAATTTTGCACGTTTTTGCCTAACCATTATGGATATTTTGACGATAAGGAAACGCAAATTCAGCCTCTGGGTTGCCGAGCCGGTGCACGATTTTAAACAAAGCGACGTGCCAGTCGTACTGCATTTTGCGAACCGACCACCCTAGCAAGCGCCCGATATTCTTCCACCGAATGCCGCAAGCCCTTAGCCACACGATCCTGACCTCATCGCGCTCAAGCCACATCAGCCAGCGCAACGCTTCGTCCATTTCCGAGATATGCCGTGCCGATGGCGGGCCGGGTTGGACGCGCACATTTTCCCAGCCATAGGCCTGCATAGCTTCATGCACGATAGGCGGCCACGCGCTGAAGTATCCTTGCACAGCGACTTTCGGCAAGCGCCGCAGCGTATGCGCGGCTTGCTCGATCCGGTCGGCGACATCCGTCACGGCCAATTTTGTTTTTTTCTTCACGCACGCCTCCGTTCATTTTTGCCATAGAGCCGTTCGCCGATCTGTCGGATCATTTCGCGTTCGGGCCACGTGAGCCGGTCATCGTCGGCGCTGATGACAAGAACGCTCATCGTGCGCCAGCCTTCGCGCTTGATGTTCTCGGCATCCGGACGGTCGCCGCCAAAGCCTCGTGGTGTCCACCTCATGGCGAGCCTCCGCATTGCTTGCGGATTTGCGCGGCCATGCCCGGCGAGAAATCACCTTCCATGCCCTCCAGCCATGATGGCCATGAGCCGTTTGCGTCTGCCGGAGGCGGGTTTTGTGGCGGGGAACATGGGTTGAGAGGTTCCCCCTGAGGTTCCCCTGTATAAGTCATTGATTTTATTGCGTTAGGGGGACATGGGGAACTTGGGGAACCTTTTTCGGGGTTATTATATATATGTGCGCGCGCGTGCGTGCGCGCGTACGCGTATGGGGTGGATTTAAGTTCCCCATGTTCCCCACGTCCCCTTTCATCAAGGCTTTCAACAGGATAAGCAGGGGAACATTGAGGGGAACGTTGGTTCAGAGGTTCCCCGGTCATGGTTAACGGGGAACATGGGGAACCTTTTGGCTGGTCGCCTTTATCTTCACGGGCAAGCTGCCACATGTGAGCCTGATGACGGATGCCCGACTTGATGATGCGGACACGGAAGCCGCTCTCAATTTCAAAGGTGCGGTCGCGCTGGCGAACCAGCAGTTTGCCAAGCCGCGTGCGCCGGGATTTATCGCCGCCATCGCCAAGCGGGAGGGACAGATCGCGATCTTCCGCCAGTTGATAAAGCTCGCCGACACCAACCTCAGCGCTTTTGAAACGTTCCCACCATGCGCTGACGAAAGCGCGCCAGAGCGTGGCCTCGGCGTCCGAGGCTTCGTAGAGATCATCGAGGTTGGAAAGAAAGCCGGGTACATCTGCCACGGTCAGCACGCCGCCAATAACGTAGGCCCAGCTTTCAAAACTGCCGATGCTTTGCGCTGGAGAGGGCTTGCCTGCGGCGATCCATGCTTGTCCCAAGGTGAGGCATGCCGCAACCAGACGCGGGCGATTATCTTTGACCCAGCCGATCAGATCGGTGTGACGAAAGTTTTCCCGTCGCCATGGTTGATCAACACGCGCATCCAGTCGGATCCGGACTGAGCGACGGGCCATTTCGTTGGAGAGGGAGGGATTGTTGCCGGTGACGATCCATGCGCAACGAACGGGGAAGCTGGCAAGCTCGCTGCGCCCCAGGATCCGGTCTTCCCATGCGGGGGCTGTAATAGCAGCGGCCAAGGCTGCGCTGTCGAGCCGTGCACGGAGATTGTCGATCAGGACAATCGTCGGCATCGCCCGCAAAGCGGATGTCAGCCGTTTGCGCCATTCATCCTCGTCACGTCCCTCGGTCATCACGTTGGCGCGAGCGCCGGTTGTGATTTCGGCGATGGCATCGACCATCAAGGTAGCGCCGGTTCCGGGCGTTGGTTTTTCAATAAGGTGGATTGGTGTCGGCCCGCCGATCATCGGACGAAGGAATGGCAAAAGTAGCAAGGCCAGCGCGTGGGCGCGTTCGGCTTCACAGGTGAATGGGAAATCCCCAAGTAGATCATCAAGTAGCAGGTCACGCGCTGCTTTAATGTCCGAAGCTGTCGGATGCGCAGAAATGAGAGGCAGCTTAAAATCACTGCTCGGCAGGTACATGAGCCGCGCCTTGGCATGATAACCCGGCGCTGCAATCAGGTTGCCGTCTGGCCCGAAGACCGGCGTGGCGACAATGCCTCCCAGCACAGGCAGGAGTGTGTTCGGTGTCGCCAGAATATCTTTGATCACATTCATCGGCGGATTGGCCGGTATCAACTTGTCCTTGCCTTGCTTGCGCCAGCTGATCTGGCGCGCAAGGATGTATTTCATGCGATCTTCGGTGACGAACTGCGGCTTGTGACGAGCATCTTCATCGATGTCGATCCACGTCACGCGCATAGAGAGCCGGAACAGCCACGGCGGTTTGTTGGCCGCATAAAGCACTGACCAGCATTGATCGGTCAATCGTGCGAGATCGCCGTCATCGGCGTGCAGTACGGGTTTGATGCCGGGGTTTTCATTAAAGCCGAACGGCTGATGGGGAAGCTGCTTGATGTCCGGCTTTTCGGCTTCCGCTTGCACCGGCAATTCCGGTTCAGGATCTGCCGCGGCAATTTGCCATTCCTTTGCGGCGTTCAGAAGTTCGCATATAGCCTCTGGGCCATCAGTCAATAGGACGTCATTAAAATCGGTACCTTCCTTGGGCGGCAGGGCGATCCAGACGCGCCGCCCTTCGGCGACAAGTCTTGCTGCTTTGTTTTCAGCAGCTTTAAGACCTGCGCCGCTTTTGTCGTTGTCGGCCAGCAGCACCACGCGCCGTATCGTGGGGGGCAAGAGGATGCGTTCCATGCCGCTGGTCGACAACGCCGACCAGACCGGCAAATGCGGGCTGCCCTTTTGAACCGAAAGTCCTGTTTCAATGCCCTCGGAGATACCGACAATTTCACCGGTCGCTTCTTTCAGGCGCACAGCGCCTCCGCCGACAGGCCCCAGCATCATTTTATTGCCGGGAATATCGGCTTTATCCGTGCCGTCCGGCGCAAGCCACGTGCGGTGGATCGCGATCATGTTGCCGTGCGCGTCGCGCACAACGCCGACCATCGCAGGATAACCCATCTTGGTTTCCCAGTGCGTCAGGTCGGGATGAAAGAGCAGATCGGCAGTGTCGGGAAGAGAGAGGCCGCGAGCGTTGAGGTATGTTTGAACGTGGGAGCCGGAGATTGGTTTGCAGTTGGATAGGATAAATTGGATTTCGCTGTTGGTCTCTTCGGGGGTTTTACCTTTGGGCTTTGGGGATGCTCGCGGGGCTTTTTCGCCGTGTCTCCACCCCGCGAGTTCCGCCGCATATTCAATAAGAAAGCGCCCGCTTAAATTTGTCGCATGACCTAACGTGCTGATGACTCCTCCGCCTTTGCCGCCATCAAACTCGAACCAGTCTCCGGCATGATCGCCCTGCAGTTTGATCGTGCAGGATCCTTGCTTGCCGGGCGCGTAGCCTCGGATATTAGCAACGCGCCAATCCTTGCCGACTTTTTTGCCCGATGGGAAAAGACGTGGAACCCAATCCTCCGCGCCGTCGCGCAAGCGTGTCACAACCGCATCGAGATCAATGCGATGGCTAAATGCGCCGAACGGCTTGATCTCGTTAAAATCAATCAAGGATCACCAAGCCTTTCTCGGCTCGCGTGATCGCGGTGTAGAGCCAGCGCCGCTGATCCTCAACTGTTTGCCCAAGGTGATCATCATAAACAATGACGTTTTCCCACTGCGAGCCTTGGGCTTTGTGGCAGGTAATGGCGTAGCCCCAAACGGTTTCGACCAGGCGTTTGATGTTTTGCCAGTCGCGCATCGGGCGATCTTTATCGAGTTGGACGTGATCGTCGAAATGCCCTTTGTAAAAGGAATGCCGTCCCGCTATGACATCGCCATCTTCCGTGCGCATTTCCGCGCTGAAGCTTAAAGGGTCTTCCTCGCGAATGTCGGAGAGGTTTAAAAACATCCCGTTGACGATGCCGAGGTCGTGTCGGTTTTTGAGGCAGATGATCTTTTCGCCGCGGCCTTCGGGATACACCGCCGAATAACCAGCCGCCGTTTTCATGATCGAGTTAAGCCACAGACGCGTGTTGTTGCGCCCGCAAATGACCTGACCGCCTTTTAGCAATTGCGCCGGTGAAAGATCATCACGGCGCAACTTCGCAACAAATTCGTCATGCATGCCGTAGGGGATGTAATCGCCAAGCCGCGCCATAGTCGCCAATTTGATGATGGCGCTTTCCTGCGCCTGACGATGGATGTCTGTCAGCATGATATCGGGCGGGCCGTCCGTGAACGCGCCCGGGCCTTGAATGGGTGGCAGTTGGCCGGGGTCGCCCAGAACGAGAATGGGTTTGCCGAAGGAGAGAAGGTCTTGCGCCATCTCGCGACCGACCATCGAGACTTCATCGAGCACAAGTAGCTTGGCCGATCGCAACGGCGAATCCCCGTTCAAAACAAAACTCGGTTTATGCGCGTCTCTCAGGCGCATCTCTAATCGCCGCAAACGGGATTCCGCGAATGTCTTTTCGCTGGGGGTGAGTTTGAAAAGGGAAGCCCTGACTTCGGCGATCTCATTTTTCAACCGCTCGATCTCGCGAGGGCTTGCATCCGAAACACGATAAATCAAACTATGAATTGTGGAAGCGGGCGTGCCCTTGCGCGTCATGACGAGTGCAGCTTTGCCGGTAAAAGCGGCGTAAAGCACGTCGCCGTATCTCTCGCCATCAGATGCTTGCTTGAGATTTAACTCCTTTACAATATGAGTGACGACAGTCGTTTTTCCCGTTCCGGCAAAACCATCAATACGAAAGACCTGTTGAACTTCCGAGCGGTTGATGTACCAGTCTTTGACAAGCGCCATAGTCTTGGCTTGCTGGGGCGACGGAATAAAATCGCTCATGAGTCCCTCCAGCAGCGCTTCTGATAGGGACACATGCGGCAAAGATAAAAGTCGGCGTTCGCGGCCATGCGCGGGGGTGTTTCTCCGGCATCAATGGCACGAAGCACATCCACGGCTTTGTCGGATTGGTTCTGGGCTTCGGCAGGATTGTAAGTGACGGCTTCGTGCCAGAGTTCTTCGGTGTCCTTGTTGAGTGCCGTAAACAGGCAGCAGGATAGTTCCAAGTACGCCATATAAAGGTGTACCTGTGCCCAATAGACGGGCTTGGATTCCCGCAGGCCCTTTTTTACGAGATCCGTCCAGCCCTTGTTGCCGAGCGCTTTGTGTTCCCACAGCGCGGGCCATGTCAGGCCAATATCAGGCCCGCCAACAATAACACCGTCGATGTGGCCGCGCAGCTTGCCATTGGCTGTGCTGAAGCCGAACTGGCCTCCGTCTTTCTTGTGCGTAAGAAGATTGAACCCTGCCGCGCGTAACCAACGGATGCTCAGGTTTTCAAAAACATGCCCGGCCTCAAAAATGCGCAGCGTGACGCCTCGCGTTTCCTTGTCTGGATCGGGAGGTGTGTGAAGGAACTCATATGCCAGACGCCGCAAGCATGGCTCGCCAATGCGACTGGCTCCGAGATAATCGCGCTTGGGAACTTTGTTGCGCTCCGCAAGAAGCGCTTGATCAATCAGGCCGTTGATGCGTTCGGAGAGCGGAAGAACAACCGTTGTTCTTCCATAGACGCAGCCAGAGCCATGGTTCAGATCGAGCATGGTCGGCTCCGTTAAAAGGGAATGGGGTCATCAAGGGATTGCGGCTTTTCATTCGCTTGCCGCTGCATCGATGCCTGAAACCCGTCAACACAAGCTTCAATCACCTGATCGATTTGCACCGGTGTGCAGTTTTGAAACGCCTCCAGAAGCCTAAGCTCACCCAACGCTTGCGCCAAAAAGCGGCGAGCATCTTTAATGGCCTGTTGCTCCATGGGTGTCTTGTCGATCACGTTGCCTCCGCGCCGCAGGAGGTTTGTCCAGCCATCGAGGCAACGCATGGAGCAGAATCTCCAGCGCCCTGTGCCGGTTTTGGCGATGGCTTGATCGAAGATGAATCCGCGCGCCTCGCGTGCGCACAAGGCGCAGGGAAGTCGCTGAGCAAGAAACGGCTCAGGGCGTCGTCGGCAGGATCCCGTCTTGCTATCCGCTCCGAGGCCAGCACGATGAAGCGGCAGATCGCATTGTCCGCCATCGCGGCGAGTTCGCTCAGCGTGAGCCTTGCTATGGGATGATGCAGACGGCCACGTCCTTCGAGCCATAGGCCGATTTCCTTTCCAGCCTCGCGCACGGCGAAGGCCCGCCACGCGTCATCGGGCGCAAGTTCCTTCAGCCGTTCAGCCATGAAGGGCCTTCAGTCTTGGGTTGAGGCGCAGCTTGTGCGGTGGAGGCTGTTCCTTGTTGCCACGCTGGTGCGGTCGCTGGTTTTGTCGCCGCTGCAGGCGTTTGTGCCTGCGGCTGCGACCATGCCGGTTGCTGGGCCGCTTGAGGTGTTTGAGCGGGCGCGGCGGCACGATGGCGTGAGGGCGAAGGTGGAACATTTTGGCCTTCCATGACCATTTTCCATTCTTTTTCATCCGGAAGAATGGGACGGTCGAGAACGTTGCGGTCGGGATATTTGGGATCGCGGCTGGGTTCGACGCCGATCTTGGCAACGAAGCCGATGCCACTGAGCTGAGAAAGCCCATCGATACGGCGTTTGTTTTTCGTTTCTTCACTCATGTCAGCGGGATCAAGGCCAAGAGCGCTGTCGATCATGGCGCGGAAGACGCGCTTGCTGATGTTCCAGCCCATCGACTGGCCTTTTTCGTCCGGCTTGCCGCCCATGACGGTGAACCCTTGCCGGAACTTGCGGCGCGCATGAATGCCTTCCGCGATGGTGAACTCGCAATCGAGCATCAGGACATCGCTGCCGGGTGTGTTGGAGGGTTTCAGCAAACCCTGGTCAAGAGGTGAAGATCCGTCCGCACCGCCGGGCCGCACATGCATCACAACCTTGGCAAATGTGCCATCAGGAATAAGTTCGGAGGCCCGCTGGGGTTCAACATCATTCATATCAAATTGCGCATTCATAAAATGTCCTTTCAGTTATGAGGTGGAGGAACGGTTGATTTTGTTCAAAACGGCCAAGAGGTTGGGCGGTTCGGTCAGATCGAGATTGCCGGAGCGGTCTTTTGCGGGCAGACCCCAAGGGTTGCCGGAGGTGCAAACCAGACGCCTTTCTTTGCCGGAGGTCGGGTTATGCCGCCATCCGCTCGGATCGGGATCGAACAACGAGAGCGTCATCACCTGATCGACGATGCCCGGTAATTCGCGTCCGACCTTTCCGCCTTCCATCTGGGGCTGCCAGATCGTCCGGTTCATCTCGTCGGTCATCGCTTCAAGAATGCCGACAAAGATCACGGTTTTGCCGGGCGCATGCTGCAAGTGTTTAAGCAGGCCGATGACTTCGCGAGCCAATAATCCATAAGCCCCGCGCGTATCGGGCTTGCCGCTTTTTTCCGAGAAAGCTTCCGGCCTTGTTTTCGCCCACGCCATGGCCTGACGGGTCAAATCAGTCAGGGAGTCGACAAAAACGTATTTTTTGTCAGCCAGTAGACGAACGAGGTCAGGATAGAGGGAGGCGACATGATCGTAATGGCCTTGAGAAAAGAAACCGCTTGGATCCGCCGCAGGATTCACGCCGCCGATCAGACAGGCAATATCGAGCGCATCGGGGAAAGTGCGAACCGGAAGGCTATCACCCTCCCAGCCCTGAAGGGACTTCATACCGGCTTCAAGATCAATGACGATGCTTTTTTTGGGCGCTAATTTGCGGACAAGATACGTTTTGCCGACGCCGCTCGGTCCACAGATAAATATGGTTGTTTTGTTGAACGCTTCCTTCAGTCGTTCGGTTGCTGTGACAAGGTGCAATGGAGGCATCAGTATGTCTCCTTTTGAAGCGGTTCAATGCGGAATGTTGGCTTGCCCGTTTCGACGGTGCGCGCGGGTTCAAATAACTTGCGAACGACAGTGGGCCATGCGCCGTAAGCCGTTTCCGAGATTTTGTATTCGGTCGTGACGTATTGCGCCGGATCGTCGCGCCATTCATCGACAATGGTCTTAATCGCAACGGCAAGTTTCTTCTGATCCCATTTAACCCGCTTGGGCAGATCGGCAACCACCACATAACAGCCATCGGTCACACGGGCCGTGCCAGTATCTTTCCCTTCGTTTCGTCGCAGAGCGGCAGCTTGGGAGCCGTATTTCAGATCAAGGCCGCTTCTGAGCTTGTCGTCGACCGCATTTGCCAACGCTTTAAGATCGGCAACATCTTCTGCCAGCAAGGCCAGTTCTTCGACTGATAGCTCGGCGATCTGATCCTTCGACATTTCGCGGAGCTGATGGAAAGGGATGCGGTTAGGAAGGTTCATTGCGCTCCCCCATAGTTTTGTCCGTAAAACGCGATGAGGGCGGCTTCGGCCAAGCCGTCATCCTTGTGGCGTGGCCACAGATGTGCATGGCGCGGCATGAGTTGGCTCGCGCGATAACGCGCGTCATCTTTGTTGCTGGAGACTTTGAGTTTGCTCTTCCACGTCACAGGCGTGACAAGCGTCACGGGCAAAAAATGTGCGGCGATAATTCCTTTGATCGCGCCATACGTTTCGCCGAAAGCGAACATGCTGGCCACACCTTGCTTTGGCATGGAGGCGACGCGCTCGATGAACACATGAACGCGCGAAGCGTTTTTCGTTCCGCTATCGATCAAACGTGCAAGAGCATTCAGATCAAGGATCCGCCGCGCGCCTTTGCCTTTGCTGATTTTCAGCGTCGGCATCGGCTCGACAGACATGTCATCGCCAGAACGGAAGGAGACTGCACCTGAAAGGCCCGGATCGATCCCCACGAACAAAGTCATGGCTTCTTCTCCACGCCATAGATATCCTTGAGCGTGACGCGTCTTTTGGTGACTTCGACGATCTTGTCAGCGATGTGCGGACGGGGACGTCTCTGTCCCAGCGCATAGCGGCAAATGCTCATGGTGCCGTTGCGTTTATCGAGGCCCATCATCTCCGCGAACGCGGCGTAGGTGAGCTTCTTCTGGGCTAAATATTCGGCTAACTTCATGCCCCTAAGTAACCCATATGGTTTTCGATTACAAGAGCAAAATCAACCAGTTAGGTTAACCATAACTTTCTGCTTTGAAACTATAACCATTTCGGTTATAGTCAGGGCATGAACAGATTGCGAATTGTACGAGAAAACAAAGAGATGACGTTGAACCAAGTTGCCGAGGCCTTGAAGGTTTCGTCGATGACCATTCAGCGTTTTGAGACCGGAACCCGCAACGTCAGCCTCAAGTGGTTAGAGAAACTGGCGCAGCTTTACGGCGTGCGGGTGGCTGAACTTGTCGACGAGATCGATCCTGCTTCGATGCCGCCCGGCCTTGATGTCAAACTCCTTGAGGAAATCCTCGAGGCTGTGCAGGAATACTGCGAACAGAAACTCGCCGAAGGCAAAAAAATCAACAAGAAAGCGCTCCCGCGCGTGATCTCCATCGCCTACAACCGCAGCCAGGAAGACGCTAAAAAGCAAAAAAAAGCCGATATCCGCGAGAAAATAGAGGACATGCTGGCTTTGGTGACAGAAGTTTATTAAAGCCTCTCCATGCAGTGTTTGATCTCAATTTACCCCTTTCAACTGGGCAAGATAAACGACCGCATCTTCAAACTGGCTGTCCGGCAAATCTTCGACCTCCTCAAGGCCGAACTGGCATTCAAAAGTACCCCGCACATGGGGGATGGGTCGGCACATGCGTTCGGCTCTGATAATGATCAAGCCTTCAAGGATAAAAACCTGAGGCAGGCTGATCTTGCGCTGGAGCGCGGCAAGGGTCGCTTCAAAATCCTCGGGGAAAAGGTCTTCCTGCTCGGCAGCGTCGATAAAATTCTTGCGGACAGTGCTCTTTATGTCGGACATTGAAATTGCTCGTTAAATAATTTACGTCATACCAAAAATGGCAAAAAGTATGCCCATAAGATAACAAAGGATTAAAGGAAAAATCAAGAACTTTCTTGACTTTTCGGTATAATTCTTTCAGATAATTTGTATGAAATATACAAGGAATACCAAAATATGATAACTCCTTACCAATTACGGGCAGCCCGTGCTTTGCTGAATATTTCGGCAGATCATCTCGCGAAAAAATGCGGTGTCCCCGTGACATCCCTGCGTATGTTCGAGCTGGGCAAAACGAAGCAGCTTCACCAGAAGAACGAAGATGCCCTGATGTCATTTTTTGCGCCGCTGGTCGAGTTTATCGGCAAGCGTGGCGTGGCGATCCGGCTGGAGAGGATCCGTGTGCTGGAAGGCGGGGATGCGTTCCTGCAGCTTCTGGAAGACATGAAAGCGCAACTACACGGCAAAAAGGGCGCTGAAGCCTTGTTCTTCTCGATTGATCCGGATCCTTCGGATACCGTCAATCAAGCGTGGCAAAAGATAGCCAACGTCAGGATAAAATGCCGGTATTTGGGGAAAGACCGCAATCTTCCGGGTATCTTTGATGGACGGGTTATGCCTGAAGACATTGCTCCCTCAACTCTGCAGGCCGTTTACGGAGACACAGTGGCGCAGAGAATATCGGACGAAGAGATTGTTCTCATCCACAGCCCGCTGCTGGCCGATAGCCTGCGCCAGCTGTTCGAGGCCGTCTGGAAGCCCGCAAAACCGCTCGAATCCGAGGACGAAGGCGACGATAGCGATGACGAGCCACCACGGAAAGTTGCCGGAATCGCTTGAATTTGAGGCTTCAGGCGATAACCGAAATGGTTATTTCTCAAACGGTTATTGACAGAAATAAACTATTTGGTTATTTATCAGGGCGGCGGATAACCAGCCATCAACCCCTGATATTACGGAGCCTTTATGTCAATCATTTCCCAACTTCATATGGATATGGCCCATCGTTGCATTCGGCAAACCCTCGCGCTTGTTCGTGAAGGCCGCAACGAGGAAGCCCTTGAAGCCGCTAATCTTGCCATCGATTCTTACGAGAAAGCTATTTCAACAAACAAGGATGCTGGCCGCGATGTTTTTGCGGTTCTCGCGATGCTCGTTCCGCATCCTTCTGAACAACCCAACGCCAATAAGCAATCAGCTGCCTGACCCATGAACGTGTTTGCCAACATCTGGCGTCGCATCACCCGCGCCCTGCGTCAGCAGTGGCGCTGGTGGCGCACGAACTGGTTGGGGAGATGATGAATGGATCATCTTCCGCTTGTGCTCACGGTCGAGCAAGTGGCCGAAAAGCTGCAGGTCGAGCCGAAAGCCGTAATCCGACTGAGAAACAAAAGACAACTTGCCTTCGTCAAAATTGGAAGCAAGGTACGTTTTCGTATTGAAGACGTTGAAGATTATTTAAGGAGATCATTGAACCCATGCCGAGACAATCAAGAACGCCTTGGCTCGGAAAAGAACCCAACCAGAATGTCTGGTACATCTACTGGTACGAGAAATCCACCAGACGGCTCAAAAGATGCAGCACTGGCACTTGCGTTCGCGAAGAGGCTGAAGAAGCGCTAGGGAAATTCATAATCGAACGCGCGAGCAAAACGGAATCCAATCCGATTGAAACTCCGGAACGCTATCCAATCGCAACAGCGCTACGTTGGTATCTGGAAGAAAAAGGCGAAGAATTAGCCAGCGCCGAGTTTACAGTGCGCACTGTCGGAAGGCTGATCGAGTTCTTTGGGCCGCGCACGACAGTGTCAAAAATTACCCCGCAAGTTCTCAAACGCTACGAGCGCGAGCGCGTTCGCAAGGTGAGAGTATATTCGACAAAAAACGGGGAGAAAGTCGTTGCAAATAAAAAGCCGGTCAGCGCAGGAATGATACGGCGTGAATTGGTTGTGTTGTCAGCCGCGATCAATCATGCTGTTGAAAACGGACGACTGACTTCTGCGCCGAAAATCACTATGCCACCGGTTGGGTCGTCCCGAACGCGTTATCTTGAACGCGAGGAGATTGAACGTTTGCTGGCGAATTGCATCGAGCCGCACATAAAATTGTTCGTGACGCTCGCGATTAACACTGGCGCGAGAAAAGGCGCGTTGCTGGAGATGAGGTGGTCTCAGATCGATTTTGCCAACAGGATCATTTTTCTCAATCCGGAAGGCCGTGTTCAAACCAATAAGCGCCGGGCTATCGTGCCCATGAATGACCTTCTTCATGACGCCCTCTGGAAAGCCAAAGTGCAATGCGAAGCGGACGCAAAAGAGACAGAGGAAGAAACCGACAAGCCAGCTGTGCCTTGCGGATATGTGATTTCCTATCGGAATGCTCGGGTTGCGAATATAAGAACCGGTTTCAGGCTTGCCTGCCGCCGCGCCGGAATAAAGGACGCAACGCCGCACACGTTGCGCCACACGGCGGGAACTCTTATGGCCTTGGCAGGTATTGACCTTTTCCTGATAGCCAAGGTTCTGGGCCATTCTGTGCAAAAGACGACCGAGCTGTACGCACATTTCAGGCCGGATTATTTGCGTGGGGCGGTGGAGGTGTTGGGAAATGCAACCCCGTCCATGGCTCGGCAATCGGAAACAGCAAGGATTATGTCATCAGCCTGCCATTAA